CCGACCCGTTCGCGTTCGCCTGGGACCGGTACCCGAGCCATACCGGCAGCCGCGACCAAGCCCAAAACCTGTGGCAGGCCGTCACCAGCGGCAGCGACCCGACCATGCCCCAGGCCGAGCCGAGCCAGCTGCTCGGCGCCGTCATCCGCTACGCCCAGACCGTGCGCCAGGACGGCGACCGGTTCGTGCCGTCGATGCGCAAATGGCTCGAAAACCGGCAATACACGCAATGGCTCCAAAGCGTGCCGAAACGCACCGAATGGGGCGGCGTCACCCGCCAATGGCTCCAAACCCACGCCATCAGCCAAGTCCCCGAAGGCTCGTGGACGGACAGCGTCGAACAGACGTTCTGGGCCCACGTCAAAACCGGCGAAGAGCCGGAGACCGTGGCGCAACGGCTCGTGACGGAAATCAACGAAAGGCATCAAGCATGAGCGACCAACCCACAGCTGCGACCATGCGCCTCGTGGAAGGCCGTGAAAACAACCGGTGCATCGTCTGCGACCGATACCTACGCGGCGGCGAATGGCCCGGCAGCAGCCACCACCACCGGAAACGCCGCAGCCAGACATACGGCGACCCCGAACGGCACAGCCCCTCGAACGTCATCGACGTGTGCGGCACGGACAACAGCACCGGATGCCACGGATGGGTCCACCAGCACCCCGAACAGGCCCGAGCATTGGGCTACCTGCTCAAAAGCTACGACCCCGAGCCAAGCCAAGTGCCCGTGTACAGCTGCCGGCGCGGCTGGATACTGCTCGACACCGACGGCCAATGGCACTCATGCCCGCCGCCCGAGGGAATGCCCAACCACCCGCAAACCAACCGATAAATCAGCAGAAAGGAACACTCATGATCAACGCCTACGCGGTCACCGTGCCCGGCGAACTCGACAACGTGGACTTCACCCGAGAGGACGGCACCAGCGTGACCATGCTCATCCCGCCCGACATACCGGTGAGCACCAGGACAATCATCATCCCGCAGGGCTTCACCCGCGAGGAAACCCGAACCATCCAGGGAGCCATCGTTCAGGCGCTCGCCGGAAAGGAGAAGACGCTATGATCCCCGAGAAACCCGAAGCCCTGCTATGGATGGACGTGGAGACCACCGGCCTCGATGCGAACATGTGTTCGATACTGGAGATCGGGTTGCGCTGCACCAGCCTGGACGCCATGCACGAATACGGGCGGTTCGAGGCCGTGGTGCACATCGGCCGGGAGACCCTGCTGACCGTGCAGCCCTCCGCCCTGGAACTGCATCTGAACAACGGTCTGCTCGCCCAATGCGAATCCTGCGACCCGCTGGCCAACTCACCCAGGGTCATCGCCGAGCAGGCCCTGCGGTTCATCCAAGGCATGGCCACCACGTACGTCCTGCACCCGGCCGGCACGAACATCAGCCGTTTCGACCTGCCCATGGTCGAACGCTTCTGCATGACGGGCTTCGGAGAACTGCTGCACTACCGCATGCTGGACGTCACCGCACTGCGCCTCGCAGCCAAAGCCTGCGGCCAAGACCCATACCAGCACCGCATGAAACCCACGCACCGCGTCCACGACTGCCTCGACAGGGACATCGCGGAATACCGCCACTACCTCACCCTCATGACGGGGCCGGCGCTCGCAGAAAAGGAGGACCGGCCATGAAGCCACGTTGCATCCTGTGCCGCAAGCCCGTGCCCGACAACCACACCCGATGCGTCAAACACTGGCTCAACAACCAGGACCAATGGATGGAGGACGACCAACCGGCACACGAGCACTGCACCCCACGAAGGAGACCCGCATGAGCCACACGGCACGAATCTGGACACAAGACCAACTCACCGAAGCATTGGCGAGCGCCTGCGTGCTGGAAGGCGTAAGCATCCTGCACCTCGGCCAATACTCCGATACGGCCATCCGGAACCTCAAGGCGGTGGCCAGAACCATGTACGAGACCACTGGCATGCCGACCATCGTGGAGGACGACGATGAGTGACCTCACCCAACAGGCCCTCGCGGCGCTCGCCGACGCGGGGCTGGGCAACGAGTCAGCCGCCGAAGCGTTCGTCGTCGGCTACCAGGCCGGCTGGGACAAGGCGTTCAACCTGGCCATCCGCATCGAAAACGAACTCAACGCGGACGAGCCCACAGACGAGGAGATCGAGACCTGCGCCCGAGGGTTCTTCGAGGGCACACCCGGCATCACCAACTGGGACGCAGTCAGCGAGCACTCAAAACAAGCATGGCTGCACGCGGCCAAGAAAGCGCTCGCAGCCGTCAACACGATGAAAACCGAGGAGGAATCATGAGCATCATCAGCAAGGAAGCGTGCTTCCGCTACCCCAACTGCACGGTGGACGACGTGCACGACACGTTGGCCCAGGTCTACACCAGTGACGACTTGCAGGAGGCGTACATGACCGGTGCGGAACGGGAGCCCACCGGCTTGGAGGTGGAAGCCGCCGCCGAACAGCTCTACTACTCGGACTGCAACAGTTCCGGCCTGCTCCTCGACTCAGACTGGAACAGACTACCGGACGGCAACAAAGCCATCTACCGCAACCGGGTGCGCACAATCATCACAACAATCCAGAAAAAAGGAACAGCAGAATGAACGAGAACACGAACCTCACCGACATCATCAGCGCGGCGCTCGCCGCCGGATGCCAGATCAGCGTGACCATCACTCCCAAAGACTTCTACAACGAATCACAGGAGCCGGAGGAATGAACGTGAGCGAAAGCATCGACTGGCGGCATTCCACGCCGGGAGAGCTTGACCTGCACCGGTTCATCGGACTCACGAGGAGAGGCCAAACACTGGACGGCTATCTCTCCTGCTTCACACAGAACGGCCGGTGGACACTCACCGACGCCGACAATCTCGCCACCGTCATCAAACCGGACGCCAACGGAAACCCAACACTCAACACCGAACTCTTCCGCTCCATCAACGTACTCAAGGAAATAAGACCATGCAAAAAACTACATTAGTCCACCACAGAACTACATTAACCACCACCGGTTTTTACATTAGCGCGCTCGCCGGAGGCACCCGAGGATGCGCGGAAACTGGTCGGTGGAATCCACCATCGGACTCCTGTTCACCATCATCATCGCGATACTGGCGCTCGCCATCGTATCCGCCATCGGCCTGGCCGCGTACGCCGCGATGGACACCGGTCCCAGCCAGCGTATCGTGCAGCAGGTGGAGACCACGGGCGATGTTCGCCGCCTGTGCATCGAGGCTCGAACCGGCGAGCGCGTCGATGCCATGTCATGCGATTTGATTGATCCGCATGCGGGAGGTGTTGCGAAGTGACGAGTTAGGCGATACGCGACAAGGTGCTCGCATGGCATGGGCGCGGCTACGGCGCGACGGATACGGCCCGTCAATTGGGCCTGCCGTTGGAGGAGGTGCGCGCGATCATCCGCGAGGGTGACGGTCGGCCGAAACCGCCATGCAAGGTCGAGTTCATTGAACCGCCGCTGTTCGAGGAATGAACTGAAATACCAGATAAAAAAACGAAACCCTCCACACGAGGCGGAGGGCATGTCAGCAAGCAACCAGTTTAGCCGATGTGGAGGGATTTCGTGAACTGCCAGAACTGCAAGACGATGACCGAAGAGGGGTGTTCGCTGTGCGAGACGTGCGAGATGCGCTTCGCAGGCACATTATTGCGCTTGGCGCGTGATGTCACGCCGTTGCATGACAGCCTCGACGCGACATTGCATCCGGGAGGGCATTCGCCCGTGCGCATCCAGACCGCCACTCCCCCGACTCCTATCAGGCTTGACGTGCTCGACCTGATCGACATGCTCGACGCCACGGCCCGCGAACTATGGCGCCGCCTCGACGGCATCGACGCACTCGACTGGCGCAAAGACAAACGCAACGAGGATCTGAAGGCCACGCTCATCGCATGCGCAGGCCACCCCAGGCTCGCCACGTTCGCCGACGCGGGCTTCTACATGCACGTCGTTGACGGCATCGCACGCAAAGTCGATACTGCGCTGGACCCGCCGGAGCAACGCCGCGAGATAGGAACCTGCGAACTATGCGAGACCATGCTCACCGCTGGGGCAGCAGACCAGTGGGTGACATGCCCGGTCTGCGGGAGGGAACAGCGAGCGCAGACGGTTAAACTGCGTAGGCTCAAGACGTTGTGTTGGGATGATTCCAGGCGCGGGTCTGCGGCTGAGATAGCCAAGGCGTTCACCGAGGCGGGTATCAAGGTCAGCCGTAAGACCATCACCACGTGGGAGCAGCGCGGCAAACTGCCCCGCCATGCGGATGGATACGCCTACTGCGACGTGTACCGGCTGCTCATCGGCCCCGATTTGACAAAATCCGTTAGGTGAAGCCATAATATGCAGTGGCAGAAGTGTCGAAAAACCCAGCTCATGTGGCTGGGTTTTCGCGTATCTATGCTTTGTTTTTGCGTGGTCTCCCCCCTCCGACACCACGTCCCGGACGTTGAGCGTTCCATTCATCGATGGTCTCAGGCAACCAGCCGCGCGTGCGCCCTATCGTGGCGTCGGGCTCAGGGAGCTTGAGGTTGAGCAAGCCGCCACTGGTGATGCCAAGGCGTTCTGCGACCTGTTTGACGCCGAGATATTCAGTCGCCATTGCTTGCCCTTCCTGCCAGATAACCCAGCACGCCCGAGCACATTCCGAACACACCTGCCGGTACGCTCTGGGATGCGATGGCCAGCGCGAGGCTGACGACTCCGAACATGAGTGCGATGATTCCTATCTTGCCGTTCATGATGTTCCATGGAATAGTTGGGAGTGGAGCCGTGGCTCTGGATAGTACGATTATCCGGAATCCACGGCTCTTGTTACCGCTTGCGCCGTCTGTTCAGCGGCTTTCGCGGCTTGCTCTTCGCAATCAATGCGACGGCCACGGCGGCGATGGGTGCGAGTGCCGCACCCAATCCGGAGAGGAACTCCCCGATGGCCTTGAGCAGCTCCGCGATCTGTTCCATGTTCACCTCCTTTCCTTGGCTGACATATCTATAGTAACACAATAACTATAGATATGCAAGCCGAGGACACCAAGACACGCCAACGGACACAATGACTGCGAGGCACACATGAGCTGGCGAGTCTGCTCGACACCCGGATGCCCGAACCTCATCGAGACACCGGCACGCAAATGCGACGCCTGCACCCGAGCCCAACGGGACCGCACCCGTACCCGTGGACGCAACCCATACAACACCAAGGGACATCAATCGTTTCGCAGGCAGGTGCTCGCACGAGACCCATACTGCACATGCCCCGGCGACCCCGAGCACGGAGGCTGCGGCAAACACAAGGGGCTCTGCGGAAAACCAAGCACAATCGCGGATCATTATCCATACGAGCGAATCGAACTCATAGACATGCGACTCAATCCGAACGACCCGAAGTTCGGACGAGGATTGTGCAAACAATGCCACGACGTGAAAACCGGCAGAACAAGACCAGCAGGCTTCAATACCAAACAGTAAAAAAACAATCAGCAGCCGCACATCCCCGCAAAAACGACCGGCAACACCCAGGGGGTGGGGTATCGACCACCCTGCCTGAACCGCCGGTGAGCTGTCTGCCGGGTGCGCAGGGTTCAAACATCGCCGACGGGCCGCCGCGAGGGCGGTCCCGTCGATCTGTCGCTAGGGCGCAAGGCCATGACGAGAGGTGAACATCATGCCAAGTGGAGGCAAACGAGTACGCTCCGGGCCGGCCAAGGACCCGAACAGCGAGAAGAGCCGCAGACTCGGATACACATTGCAGAGCCTGCCGAACACCGAGTGCCGGATGAAGCCGCCGGAATGGCCCTTGGAGCCCGCCGATGACGAGCGCGTCCGCAGGCTTGAGGCGGAGAAGTGGAAGTGGCTGTGGAAGCTGCCTCAGGCACGCGCCTGGCATCTGCCCCAGTTCAAGTGGATGATCCGGGAACTGGCGTTGTACGCACGGCTTTCCACCGCATGCGAGATCGCGCCGGCACCCACGGCGTTGACCGTGCTGCTGCGCATCTCCGACCGCGTCGGCATGAGCGTGGCCGGATTGCAGGCGTTGGGCTGGAAGATCGAGGCCGAGGCCGAGCGGAAGCCCGTCGATTCGGAGTTCACGCGCCGCAGGGCCAAGGAGCTGAACCGGGAATCGGCCGCCGAACGCTCTCCCATGGACGAGACGAGGCATGTGTACCAGCGTCGGATGAGCGGCAATGGCTGACGAGGATTCATGGCTCATCGACTTCCCCACGTTGGGGCATCTGGTGTGCGCGTGGATCGAACGTCACTGCCGGCAGCCCGACGGCCCGTTGCGAGGCCGTCCGGTGGTGCTGTCCGACTGGCAGTACTGGCTGGCGGCGAACCGTTGGCGCATCCGCGTGGACGCCCCATATGTGCCGCCCGAGGAAGTCACCGTCGACAATCCGATGGTGCTCAATCAGGCGTTCACCTATCGAATGACGTTGACCGTCGGACCGCAGAAATGGGGCAAGGGGCCATGCACGGCGTTCTTCACCGCCGCCGAGGGCTGCGGGCCCACCATCTTCGATGGCTGGGCACAGGAAGGCGACGTGTACCGGTGCGCCGACAACGGCTGCCCGTGCGGCTGGGAGTGGCCATACAATCCGGGCGAGCCGAAAGGCCGTCGGCATCCGTCGCCGCTCATCCAGTTGACCGCCAACTCCGAGGAACAGGTACGCAACATCTACCGTCCTCTCGTGGCGACGATCCTGCTGGGCCCGCTCAAGGAGCTCATGCGCGTGAGGGACACCTTCATCCGCATACTGCAGCCGGGGCGCGAAGGCGAGGCCGACGCCTTGGACCTGGACCGCATCGACGTGGTCACCGCCTCCGCGAAGTCCCGTCTGGGCAACCCGATCACGGACGCCGAACAGGACGAGGCCGGCCTGTACACGAAATCGAACGGCATGATAGCGGTCGCCACCACGCAGCGCCGAGGAGCCGCCGGCATGGGCGGCCGCACACATGCGTGGACGAACGCATGGGATCCGGGCGAGGACAGTTACGCGCAGCAGGTGTTCGAGAACGCCGAGGACGACGTGTTCGTGTTCTACCGGAACCCCGATCTGGCGAAATCATTGCGACACCGCGACGGCCGCCCATTGGACTTCAACCTGAAATCCGAACGCTTGAAGATGCTCGAATACGTGTACCGCGGCTCACCATGGGTCGACCTGAACTCCATCGAATCGGAAGCCAAGGCGCTGATGAAGACCGACCCTACCCAAGCGGAACGGTTCTTCGGGAACCGTCTGGTGCAAGGCGGCGGCGCATGGCTCGAAGACGGACTATGGGAGAGCTGCTATGCCGGCGCATGAACTCTGGCTGCCGAACCCGCCAAAAGGCACACGCGTATGCGCGGGCTTCGACGGTTCGGAGAACGACGACTGGACATGCATCAAGATGGAGACCCTCAACGGGCTGATATTCACACCCCGATACGGGCCCGACCAGCGTGCGACCATCTGGAACCCGAAACAATGGGGCGGGCGCATCCCCCGCGCCGAAGTGTCCGCAGCATGGGCGGAACTCAACGAACGCTACAAGATAGAACGCGCCTACTGCGATCCCGGCTTCCGCGACGAACTGTCATGGGAATCGGAAATAGAGGCATGGGACAGGGCCTACGGGCCGAAGAAATTCCTACCGTGGAGCATGTCGGGAAGCTCCCGCATCGGAGCCGTCTACGAGGCATTGCGCCGATTCGAAGCCGACCTGACCACGCACCGCATCACACAGGACGGCTGCCCCATCACCCGCACCCACATGATGAACGCGCGAAAGGTCGCCAAGACCCTGGAACGCTACGGACTGGCGAAACCCCAACAGAACAGGAAAATAGACGCCGCCGTGACCAGCGTGCTCGCCCACGAAGCCGCATGCGACGCACGGGCCGCCGGCTGGGGCGCTCGCAAACACAATTACATGCTTACCGGATCATCGACCAGGAGGTGACGATGGAATACAGCCAGCAGGATCTGTCCGCATTGGCGAACCGTCTGGCCGACAAAATCCAGTTCCGCCGGCCCAGCATCGGCACGCATACCGATTACGTGCTCGGCAAACGCGGCAAACTGAAGTTCGCGTCCAAGGAATTCGAACGCTACATGAGCGACCGGTTCTCCGATTTCTCGGACAACTGGTGCCTACCCGTGGCGCAGGCCCCGGTGGAACGCATCAAGTTCAAGGGCTTCGTCCCATATGATGACGTGAAGCTCGGCACCGGCATCATGAAATGCCTTGACCGCAACGACTTCGAACGTGGGTTGCAGGAAGCCGCACTGATGATGACCACCACGGGTCGCGCGTTCGCCTTGGTCACACAGGTCGATGGCAGGGCCCGCATCACGTTCGAGCACCCGGACAGCGCCGCAGTCATCTACGATGCGCGCACCGGCCAGCCGTCAGCCGGGTTCCTCATCCAGCAGGGCGACGACAAGGAGTACGGCACTCTCATGGTGCCCGGCTGGACGGTCAGCATGGAACGCAAGAAGATGCTCGGTCTGACCGACCAGCGCGTGCCGCCCGACGTGTACGGCTGGAAGATGAATGACCCTCAGCCCACCGGTCTGGACACGATTCCCCTGCGCGAGTTCCGCAACCAGATGCTATTGGACAATGCGCCGATCAGCGACATCGCGCACGTCGAATCGATGCAGGACACGGTCAACGTCGTATGGGCATACCTGCTCAACGCTCTCGATTATGCGTCGCTGCCCGCTCGTGTGATCCTCGGCGGAGACCCGCTCGTCGAGCCCGTCTACAACGAGGAGGGACAGCAGGTCGGCGAAAAGCCCATCGAACTCGACAAGCAGGTGCTGGAGCGCATCTACCAGTTCACCGGCGACAACGTGAACCTGGGCGAATGGTCAAGCTCGAACCTGAACGTGTTCATCCCGGTCATCGAGAAGGCCGTGGAACATATCGCCGCCGAAACACGCACCCCCGGCCATTACCTGCTGACAAACGCGGAGGTTCCCGCCACAGGCTACGAGGTCGCCGAAGCCGGCCTCGTATCCAAGACCATCGAACGCATCAGCTTCCTGAAATCCCCCATCCGCGACATCTGCAGCATCGCCATGCGCTACGAAAACGACACGGACGAGGCGGACATCATCGCCGACTCCAAGGTGCAGTTCGCGACCCCGCAGTATCGCAGCGAGACGCTGATGGCGGACGCGATGCTCAAGTACAAGCAGCTCGGCTTCCCGATCCAATGGGTCGCGGAGCAGATGGGGCAAAGCTCGGACGAGGTGCAGCGCATCATGCGCATGCGCGCCGACGAGATGGCCGACCCCGAACTCGAATCGTTGAACCGTGCCCTGCAGATCGGAGGCGCTGATGGCGGTCGAATCGCAGGTGCTGGCCTACAGCCAGAAACGGCTGGCGACGTTGGAGCTGACGGCGGACAGGGCCGCTCGCAGAACATGGAACAGGGTCGACGCCAATAACATCCAGGCGTCGTGGAAGTCGATAAGCCGCGACTTCCTCACCCTGTTCTCCACGATCCAAACCAAGTCCGCCGAAACGGCCATCGACGCGAGCGGCATGATGCTCGCCGAACAGGGCGTCTACATCACGCCACACGCCTTGGCCAACCCGAACGCATTCGCCGGTTGGGCACCGTCCGGCCTCGACATCGCATCCTACTTCCAATCCCCCGTGTTCGCCGCCCTGCACGCGATACGCACCGGCAGCTCCCCGTTGGAGGCGTTGGAATATGGGCGCAACCTGCTGGTAATGCTCACCTCTCTGGCCGTCATGGACACCGCCCGCCAGGCGGAGTCACTGGACATCACCAGCCGTCCCAAGGTCGGCTACATCCGCGTCGAATCCGCCACCTGCTGCGACAGGTGCATGATATTGGCCGGCAAATGGTTCCGATTCAACGAGGGGTTCCTGCGCCACCCCCACTGCCACGGCCGCCACGTGCCCTGCAGCCAGAGCATGGCCAAACAGCAGGGATGGGTCAGCGACCCTATGGAGGGTTTCAAAAGCCTCTCCCGTGAGGAGCAGGACAAACGCTTCGGCACGAACTACGCCCAGGCCATCCGCGACGGGGCCGACATCTACCAGGTCGTCAACTCGAAACGCGGCATGCGGAAGGTGGGCAAAGGCTATACGGCGTTGACCACCAGCGAGGGCACCACCCGATACGGGTGGGCCAGCATGCAATACGCGCAACAGTCCGGACGGAGGATGAAACGCCGCCTGTCCATCGACGGCATCTACTCGCTGACCGGAGGCGACCGGGAGAAGACCATAGCCGCGTTGAAGGCCAACGGATATTTCGTGGACAACGACTGGCGCGGCAAGGTGCCCGAGATCCGCAAGGGCATGTGGCTGCACGACAACACGTACCGGCAGGGGCGCGTCGAACTGTTGACCGCCGCCGAGAAGCGCGTACAGACCGCGAAGCTCCGCTACGAGGCCGTATTGGAGGGACGCAACCCCAACGATGGCCGCATGCCCCTCACCCCCGAAATCGCGGCCCAGTGCGAACGCGAATACCGCCGATGGGTCACCTCCGGCGGCCAGATTTTCCAGCAATGATCCAGCGAATCGAAAGGAAGAACATGGATCCCGCAAACCAGAACCAGAATTCGGACGACAACGAGGCCAAGAAGCCGGAGAACACCGGCGGCGAGGATTGGCAGTCGAAGTTCGAGGGCCAGCGGAAAGTCAACCGCGACCTCGAAAAGAAACTGAACGAAGCCTACGCCAAGGCCGACAAGGTAGACGAACTCGAAAAACAGATCGCCGCCCTGCAGGGCAAGGAGGCCGAATACGAGGCCGCCCGGAAGGAGCAGGCCGTCAAGGACGAGGCCCTTGCCGCCGCCAACCAGCGCATCCTCAAGGCCGAAGTCCGCGCCGCAGCCAGCGGCAAGCTCACCGACCCGGCCGACGCCCTGCGCTACCTCGACCTGTCCAAATTCACCGTCACGGCTGACGGCGGCGTGGACACGCAGGCCATCGCCGACTCCATCGGCGAACTGCTGGAACAGAAACCTTATCTCGGGAAAGCCGAGCAAGCGCCCTCGGGCGCGAACATCACGCCGCCCAGCGGAACACGGGACGGCGACCGCCATCAGGGTCAGCTCACCCGAGACGACCTGAAAACCATGAGCCCCGCAGAAATCGTCAAAGCCCAACAGGACGGACGACTGAAGGACCTGCTCGGAGCCAACTAAACGGAAGGAGGCCTTAAATGGCCATCACCAATTTCATCCCCGAACTGTGGAGCGCCAACATCCTGCTGGAACTCCAGAAGAACCTCGTCTACGGTTCCGCAGTGAACCGCGACTACGAGGGCGACATCGCCAACTACGGCGACACCGTGCACATCACCGGCATCGCGCACATCAGCATCGGCGACTACAGGGCCCACACCGACATCACCATCGAACCGGCCACCGACAGGGACGCCGGCGAACTCGTCATCAACCAGAGCAAGTACTTCGCGTTCGAAATCGACGACGTGGAGAAGCGCCAGGCCATGAACAACCTGACCGCCGCATACTCCCAGGACGCCGCCTACAAGCTGCGCGACCTGACCGACCAGTACCTGGCCGGCCTGATGGCAGCCGGCGCGAAGAGCAAGCTCGACCCGATTTCCGGCGCCACCGCCACCAAGGCGTACGACACAATCGTGGATCTGGCCACCGCATTGGACAAGCAGAACGTGCCCGACGCGGGCCGTTGGGTCATCGTCACCCCGGACTTCTATGGCCTGCTGCGCAAGGATGCCCGTTTCGTCGCGGGCGCCGAGTCCGCTCATTCCACGCTGCTTAACGGAGTCGTCGGCGAGGCCGCGGGCATGACCATCCTCAAGTCCAACAACGCTCCCGCAGCCAAGGGCGGCACCACCCAGTCTCCGACCGATGAGGGCAACGTCATCATCGCCGGCACCAACGCGGCCACCACGTTCGCGGAGCAGATCGCCAAGGTCGAGGCCACCCGCAAGGAGAAGGGCTTTGACGACATCGTCAAGGGGCTGCACCTGTACGGCGCGAAGGTCGTGCGCCCCGAAGCGCTGGCCACCGTACACTTCAAGGTGGGCAAGTGATGGCCGGCAGCTATGAGGCCATGCCCTACGCGGGCGAAGCCGAATAACCGCATAAGGGGGGGCTCATGGACACGCTGGCAACGATCAAGGACCTTGATTCATACGGCATCGAATACGCGGACGGAAAGCTCGCGGGCAAGCTGCTCGAATCGGTTTCCGCAGCGGTGCGCGACGCCGCAGGGTGCCCCATCACACGCGGCGAATACACGGTGACCATCCCCGGTGAAACCTCACGCAGGCTCGACCTGCCCATGCGCCCCGTGATTTCCGTGAGCCGCGTGCTCGTGGACGGCGAGCAGACCGGTGATTGGAAACTGCTCGGCAACGCGCTGTACAGGGAAAGCCTGTGGAGCCTGCCGAACATGGTCCCCCGCTCCATCACCGTCACCATGCTCGCCGGCTATGACCCGATCCCCCCGGACATCGTGCGCCTCGTGTGCAGCATGGTCGCAGCCGGACTCGTCCAGCAGTCGAACGGCGGCCCCGGCGCTCACCGCGACGAATCATACGCGCGAATCGACGACGTGCAGATCGGCTACCGTCAGGGCGACTCCGAGATCATCGACGCACTCGAACTGCCCGAGGGCACGAAACGAGCCCTCCGCAACAGGTTCGGCATGCGAGGCATCGCCATAGGGGTGTTCCGATGAACGTGCAGCACATCCTCAACCGAGGCCGACAGCTCGCCGAATCATTGATGACCGACCAGTGCCGCGTCACCCACATGGGCAAACCGGTCACCGACCCCGAAACGGGACTGGTGGAACCGGCCGCGAACACCGTGTATGAGGGCAAGTGCAAGGTGCAGACCTCGGGCGGTCTGGCCGCCGAGAACACGGAGGGCGGCATCGTCGAAGCGTTGGCTGCCGTCACCCCCGTGTGGAGCATGTACGTGCATTTCCCCTACGGCACCATGGGTTTATTGCCGGGCGACGTGTGTGAGATAACCGAAGCCGCCGACCCGAATCTCAAGGGGCGGAAGCTCAGGTTGTTGAACATGCAGTCCGAGAAGTCTCATGCGACCGCATGCCGGTGGAATGTGAAGGAGGTGGGCAACAGCAATGAGTGACATCACCATAGACGCTTCGGAGCTGACCGCGTTCGGCCGTCGTGTCGCCGCCGCGCACGCCATGGCTTCGGTCAAGGTCGCGCAGGCGGTGAAGAAGGGCGCGCAAAACGTCAAGGAAGGCGTCATCTCCGACCTGCAGACATCATCGAACTACGCGATCAGCCGTATCGGCATCGGCTACGAAATGGGCAGCACCGGCACCACCATTTATGCGGATGTGAGCCCCCGCGACGGCGGAGCTTCCGACTTGGCCAACATCGCGTTCTTCGGCACCGCGAAAGGCGGCGGAACCCACTGGTTTTACCAGTTCGCCGAACAGGAATTGCCCACGCTCGCCGAATACGTGGGAGACGCGGCCGACGACATGCTGATAGGAGCCATCGGATTATGAGCGTCATGGACTTGACCAATGCGGTTCTCAATCTGCTGCCCTCCATGCCGTCCGGCGTGAAGGTGTACAGGCAGGAGGAGCCGCTGGAGTCGGAGATGCCGCCGTGGATCATCGCGCACGTCTCCACCGACCGTCATGTGATGGCGGAGACGATGCGGTTCACCGCCCACTCTGCCCTGTTGGAGGTTCGCGCCGTCAGCACCACCGCCGACAGCGTGAACATCTGGTGTGACGACATGCTGATTCCCGCGTTGGCGAACCGCTCCCCCACCCGGCCGCCGGGCTACACGGTCGGCCAGCTCACCCTGTACGAGGATTCCGGCGCATACCCGGCCGGTCTGACCGCCGACGACACCGCGCGCCGCTACCAGGTGCGCGTCCTGAGGTTCCGCTTCACGTGGAGCCGACCGTAATCAACCAATCATTTACCAAAGTCTTCAACGCCACCCCATACGGGGGTGGTTTTTTGCTTTAAGGAGCGCATCATGACCCTGAAACTGGGTACAGAGATTCCCGGCACCAGTGCCGAGGGCAACATCACCACCATCTGGGTGCCGGCGATCAAGAACATCAAGGCCCCGACCATCATCGAGCTCGAGGCCGGCACCGACATCTCGAACTACGTCATGCTTGGCGGCTGGAGCTTCGACCCGTCGCAGGACACCGTGTCCGACCAGCGCGAGAACGCCGTGCAGGACTTCGGGGCCCCCGGCCGCAAGAGCGCCGGCGACATCAGCATCGAGGTCATCGACAACACGAACACGGAGCACGAGGAACAGAACGAGGCCGTCACCCTCATGCACGAGGGCGCGTCCGGCTATATCGTGCGTCGCCGCGGCATGGCCACCAACGCGCCATTGGCCTCCGGCCAGAAGCTCACCGTCGTGAGCGTGAAGTGCGGCGAAAAGAAGGTCATCAACCCGGATGCGAACACCATGATCCGCAGTCAGATCCCGCTGTTCGCTCAGGCTCCCGGCTGGGAGTCCGAGACCGCCGTGCTGACCGCAGCCTGACAAGTTCTTCCGTGCGGGGATTCTAAGCCTTTCTGGCCCCGCACAGGCATTCTCTCTTCTCTCTCAGAAAGGTTTTCAGACTTTCAGAAAGGGATAATCATGGCTTTGGAAGTGAAGCGCAAGCGCGTGGACGCCGACCTCGTATTGGATCAGGAGAAGGCCGAACAGGTCGCCGCATTGGGAGCCGACCTGGAACGCGCCATGGCGCAGCATGTGACCGAGGGCGGCAACGCCGCCGCCAAACGCATCGCCGAACAAATCGACAGGCTGCGCGACGAGGTGAAGGACGACACCGTCCGCATCACCCTGGAGGCGCTGCCGCTCTCCCAGTGGCGTCAGGTACTCGAGGCGAACACCGTCACCGAGAACGGCGTACCGAAACAACACATCGAGGACATCTGCGCCGACGCCGTCAAACTCATGGTCAGGGAGACCGTGCCGGAAACCCCCGTGGAAGAGCTGGCCAACGTCATGACCGAACTGTCCGACGGCCAGATCAGCCCCATCTGGTACGCGATCCGTGACCTGAATGCGAAGCTCATCGACCCAAAAGACGCACTCGAATCAGCCTCGCGGATAATCCGCAGACAGTAAGGGAACTGCGAATCTGCCAGAAGCTCGGCATCAGCTACAAGCGTTGGCTCGGCTGGGAACCGTCGTATCGGGTGGAAAGGGACGGGCATAGGCGCATCACCGGCTACACGCCGGAAACCGAATGGGATGCGACCGAACGCGAATGGATGCTCGCACTCGACGAATACGAGCGCACGCTGTGTCCGCGCTGCGGGATGCCCGTCAGCATATGCCACGACGAGCTGGCCCCCACCAAATACGCGAGCGAGGTCGGCGTCTGTCAGATCGACCTGATGCGCCGCATCGGGCTCGAAGAATACCGCAAGGACCATTCCGCGGAATCCGCCACGAAACTTGACTCACTGACCGTGGGCATCAACCCACGATGATCCGACAGGAGGATATGCCATGGCCGGTGGCCTGAACCGCAACATCACCGTCCGCCTGCTCGCGGACACCAGCAATTTCACCGCCGGCATGGCCAAAGTGTCCGGCGAAAGCCAGAAGACCGCGACCACCATGGAAGCCGCCGGAGGCAAATCGAAGCTCATCACCACCGGCATCGCGGCGGCCGGTGTCGCCGCCACCGCGCTGGGCGTGGCCGCTGTCAGGATGGCGGCGGACTTCGACGCCAGCATGTCGACGGTGCAGGCCAACACCGGAGCCAGCGCAGATGAGATGAATCAGCTCCGTCAGGCCGCCATCGACGCCGGCGCCGACACCATATACTCGGCCACCGAATCCGCCGACGCCATCAACGAACTCGGCAAAGCCGGCCTATCAACCTCGGATATTCTCTCCGGCGGTTTGAGCGGCGCATTGAACCTCGCAGCGTCCGACGGCATGGCCGTAGGCGACGCCGCCGAACTCATGGCCACCACCCTCAAACAGTTCAACCTGACGGGCGCCGAATCCACTCAGGTGGCCGACGCGCTGGCGGCCGGCGCAGGCAAGGCCGTCGGTTCCGCCCATGACCTCGGCCTCGCATTGAATCAGGCGGGTCTGGTGGCCAACAGCATGGGCGTCAGCATGCAGGAGACCACCGGCACGCTCGCCGCGTTCGCCAACGCCGGCATGATAGGCAGTGACGCGGGCACCAGCCTCAAGACCATGCTCCAACGACTGGCCAGCCCCACCGACAAGGCGCAGACCCTCATGGACGAGCTCGGCATCAACGTGTACGACGCCAATGGCAAGTTCATCGGCCTTGCCGGTGCCGCAGGCCAATTGCAGAACGGTTTGAGCGGCCTGAGTCAACAGGAACGCAATGCCGCGCTCAACACCATCTTCGGAGCCGACGCGGTGCGAGCCGCGAACGTGCTCTACGAGCAGGGCGCGGAAGGCATCGACGACTGGACGAAAGCCGTCAGCCAATCCGGCTACGCCGCGGACCTCGCCGCCAAGAAGAACGACAACCTGAAAGGCGATCTGGAGAATCTGAGCGGCTCTTTCGAATCCCTCATGATCTCTTTGGGCGAGGGAGGTCAGGGACCATTGCGCTCCCTCGTGCAGACACTCGACACCCTTGTTGACGGTTTCGCGTCATTGCCTGCGCCCGTACAGCAGTCCATAGTGCTGATGGCGGCTCTGGTTGGAGGCAGTGTCGCAGTCCACAAAGCGATGGGGCCGCTGAACTCTAGCAGCAGCCAGCTTGCGCAAACCCTCGGATTGATTGCCGACCCAGGGCAAAGGCTCATAGGCCTCGGCTCCGGAATCGCGTCAGCGTTCCAGACATGGGGCGCAACTTTCGGCAGTGCAGAATCTCAGATAAACACGTTTGGCACCACTATCAGTCGTTCTCAAGGCGTTATGGCCGGTTTCAAAAGCATCGGCAGCGGCATAGTGTCGTTATTGGGTGGACCGTGGGGTATAGCCATCGGCGTCGCCGGCGCGGCCCTCCTCTCCTTCGCCGACAAGGCCGCAGAGGCCAAGCAGCGAGCCGACTCGCTAAAAACCGCGCTGGAAAGCACCGGCGACGCCAGCAAACAAATCATCGATAATCTATCAAATGCAAAAATCGATAACTCCTGGATCATTCCGGACAATATCGAACAGGCGTATTACGGATACAAGACCCTTGGCAGCTTACTCGATGATGTCGGAATCAAGATGTCCGACATGGCACTGGCCGCACAGGGCAACTCGGCAGCAATGCGCCGAATCAACGGTGTCACCGATGAAATGATCGCGAAAGGCGGCAAGCAAAAAGAACTCGCGGGAATCATCCTCAGCCAGCTCAACGAGGAAAAGGATAACTATAACAAGGCATCCGATGCAGCCAAGTCAAAAGCCAACGCACTCGCTGAAGTAGAGAATGCTACCAACGGCGCTGCTGACGCCACTGGAGAATACTCAAACGCAACACAAGGCGCTACGACCAGCACTCAGGATTTGATGGACGCCATCGACGATCTCGTTAAAGGCTTCCTCAGCCTGCCCGGCGTGCAGCTGTCCGCGGATCAGGCCGTAACCAAGTTCAACCAGGGCATACTCGACCTCAACGAGAACATCGCAAAGAACGGTCGAGTGCTCGATGACAACGGTAATGCTTTGGCGGGATACGAGTCTCAGGCGTATGACAGCCAGAGCGCGCTGCAGGGTCTCGCCTCGACCGCGCAGAGCACGGCGCAGAAGATCATCGAGGAAGGCCAGGCCCATGGCGATGCCGCTGCCGCTACCCAGCAGGCGGGCGACATCCTCGAACGGGCACGTCAGGCGTACATCGACAACGCGACCGCAGCCGGCATGAGCGCCGACGCGGCCGCCGCCCAGGCCGACCGATACGGGTTGGCCCGCAGTCAGGCGGATGTACTGCGTCAAGGCATCGAGAAGCTGAACAGCACTGCCGCTAACCCTGTCGACGTAAAGATTACGATCACGGACGAGGCCAGCGACGTGCTGGACAAGGTGAAGGTCAAGGCCGAGAAAATCGATGACAAGACCGTGCGTTTGACCGGTGACGACAAAGACCTCATGGACAAGATCACCGAAGCCACAGGCGCTCAGATCGACCCCAAAACCGGCTATCTGGACTTGGACAAGAGTCAGTTCGATATAGCGATGGCTTTGGCGGCCGGAGCCACCATCGATGACAAGACCGGTATCCTCAAGGGCAACAATGATCCACTGTTCAACAAGATGGCCGAGGCCAACGGTTGGCAGATAGACCCGAAAACCGGCTACATCTACGGCGAGAACGATCAGGCTTTGCAAGCGATCCGCGATGTGAACAACGAACCCTTGGAAAACCCGAGGGAGGTCACGGTCACCACGAACATCGTCCGCAACTTCATTGATAACTATATGAAAAACGACGTGCCGGATGACAGCGTGGGCGTTCGCCCGCCCTCCAAGACCGGCGGCCTGTTCACCGGTTATGGGGTTTCGATGCGCGGCTACGCCACTGGCGACCGCGTCATCGAGGGCCTGTTGCCCGGCAAGGCGAGCATCACGGGCGGCGACAACATCACGTTGGCGAACGCGCGAGTCAAGAGCGGCGAATTCGTGTCCAATGTGAAATCCGTCGCATATTATGGCGCCGACACATACGCGGCCATGAACCGCCGGCAGATACCCAAGGAATCGTTCTCCGGCCGGGATATCGACGTGAGCGGCGTCATCGAGGAGATACGTTCCTTCCGCGAGCAGATCGGCCCAATCATCAGCGCGTATGCCCCGCAACTCGGCAAACGCGACTTACAGCGGCTCACCAAGGAGGCTTTGCGCACATGATGCATACGCTCACCTACACGTCGAACCGCGTCGGAACCGTGATTGATCTCGCCGACCAGGAGGGAATCATGTGCGGACAGATCCTGGAGCTACGCACCCGCACGTGGGAGTTCGAGCTCGGCTACCGGTCATTGCGGGCCACGCGGCCCGCGAAGACCGTCAAGGTCACCGGGCTCGTCTACGGTATCCCGGCGCTCGAAAAGGCCGAGGAACTGTTCGACGCGGACATGTACGCCTACCTCAACGATGCCGCGAAACCCGGCGTCATCACGGTGGACGGATGGTCACAGACCTGCCTCGTGGTCGGCCACGAACCTGACTACACGTCACCCGTGCTCGTGCGCGGCGATTTCACGTTCGCCTTGCTTGACGGGGTGTGGCATAAACCGGTCAGGCAGAGCTTCAGCCGGTCGACGGCCCGCTACAACAGGGGCAAGGGTTATCCCTACGACTATCGCTACGATTATGCGCCGACCCGCAACGTCAGCAGCATCGACAACCAATCCGCCCTGCCCTCGCGGATGAGGCTCACCATCTACGGGCCGGTCTCTACGCCGAGCATCATCATCGGCGGCAACAAGGTGATAGCCGACGTGAGCGTCCCATCCGGCGGCTACCTCATCATCGACGGCACCGGCTCGCCCCGCACGGCCGTGATGGTCGCCGCCAACGGCGACATCACCAACGTGTTCGACAAAACGCATCGCGACCAGGCCTCCAACGAATACGCGTTCGCCACCCTCCCGCCGGGACTGCAGCAGGTCTCATGGGATGAATCGTTCGGGTTCGACGTGGAGTACTGGTTGGAGCAGACGGGACTGCCATGGACCTGATCTGGACCAATACCGCTCACGTGCCGCAGGGCGAACTCGTCTCCCCCGCACTCGACCTGCAGTACGGCGACGAGCAGAATGATTTCGAACTCACTCACTCCACCCCCGGACTGCTGCTCTCCGACGGCTGCTACATCGGGGCGGAAGGCACCGAGTTCGGAGGCCGCGTCGACGCGGTGCGTATCACTGTGGATGACGGGCATGCCCTGTATACGCTCACCGGCCGCACATGGCACGGTTTGCTTGCGGGCAAGATCCTCCAACCCGACTCCGGCGCCGACCGGCTCACGGTCTCCGGCGACGCCAACAACATCATCCGCACGATAATCAGCCGGATCGGACTGTCCACGGTGTTCGACGTGCCCTCGGAAACAAGCGGCATCACCCTCAGCAACTATTCGTTCCGCCGGTACATTACCGCGTGGGACGGGTTGCGCATGATGCTCACCGCGCAGGGAGCCAGACTCGACCTGACCTACACCGCTGGACGCTGCCGGATTCGCGCGGTCGCCGCCGACACGTACGGCGACGCGGACAGCGACCAGCGCATCAGTTTCGAGGCGCAACGCATCTGGACCCAAGTCAACCACCTCACGGGCCTGGGCAAAGGCCAGCTGCGCAACAGGGCGCGCAGCGACTGGTATGCGGATGCGTCCGGCAACATCTCCCAGACCCAGACTCTGACCGGCGACCGGGAGATAGCTCAGATCTACGAGCTCACATCCTCCGAAGGCGCCGAATTGTCCGACCAGACCAGGGACAAGCTCAAGGACATGTGGAAACAGGGCACCGTCGATTTGACGATCCCCGAGAACCTTGGCCTGCATATCGACGACCATGTGCGCGCCTACGATGCGCTGACCGGCGTCAGCGTGGACAGCCCCATCGTGCGCATCACCGTCAAACTCGCCAACGGCACACCAACCATCCGATACGAAGCCGGCCAATACAGTTGGCCCGATGAACAAGACTAAAGGAGCATCATGCCGAAACAGTCCAACATCACCCTCTACTCCTGTGATCGGCCTTCGTGCGGCAACAAAGAATACGTGTTGCCCAACGCGACGGCCAGCCCCAACTGGCACGAGGTCACGCGCGTCGACCGCAACGGCAACCAGAGGAAAATCCTTTTTTGCGAATCCGACTACCAGCAGTACCTACAGTTGGCCGAAAATCAGGACAAGGATTATGACCTCTGGCTCAACAAGTCCCTCAACGCGGAAGGTAAGTGATCATGGCAACAAATCTGCTTGTAACCGGCTCGCACGGCGGCGACGACCCGCACGTGGAGTCGAAGCATGACGCGCTCATGCACGCCGCCATGCTCGGCCGAAGCGGATACATTTTGAAAACCCGGAATTGGACGATGAAACCGACGGCGAAGGATGCGAACAACATCACCATCCCAGCATGGGACCTCGTGGTCGAGGGCCGGCAGATCTACATCGCCGCACCGACCGACGTGAACATCCAATCCGGCTCGCAGGGGCAAAAACGACGCGATCTCATCGTGGCCCGGTACGCGTTGAACTCAGGCACCGGCGTGGAGACGGTCACCCTCGAAGCCATCAAGGGCAAGCCCAGCGCGGCCACGCCCGCGGATCCGGGCATCGAGACCGGCAGCATCATCGGCGGGGCCATCGTCTCCGACCTGCCACTCTGCCGCGTCAACCTCGACGGCATCACCATCACGTCGATTGACACGCTGGTCAATGTTATGCAGCCCTTGGAGGATGTGTGGGATTCCCTAACCCAAATGCCGTATATTCTGTGCGGAGGCCATACCGTCACCACGTATGATGACGGCACATTCTACATCAACGTCCAATCCCCAAACGGGAAGAAAGCCGATTACGCGGCCTACACGATTGGGCCGTTCGGCACTGGTTTCGACCAGGCCGGCGAGTACACCGCACAACGTTGGGATACCAGCGACGTAAACCAGATACGCTTCCGCCTGTGGAACACCAAAGACAACCGCTGGTGCGGGAGGGTCGCGATATTCGGAAGCTGGATCGCAATCTGGAACAGGCAATAGTTTTCCCTAGCCCAGCGTTCGACGGGGTGGCGTGTGCCGTATAGCAGAGACAGCGTTTTGCTTACGCGCATCGGCAATATTTGTTTTATGGGCGGCAACGTGAAATTCGACCAGTCAGGGGAAAACAATTACACGAAGGCTCAGGAGAAGCTCCCCGAAGGGTATCGACCCGTCATCGTCAATACGCCCGTGGCCGTTTTCGGTGGTGAAACGACATTCATCTGTTACGGCGAGGCCAATGGCACCGTCACGATGCTCGGCAATCCGAACAGCGCGTACGCGGGATGCACCGGCGTATGGAGGACCGCCGACCCGATGCCCGCCGCATAGCTTCGGGACACTGGCTCAGGCGGTTGCACTGTCTTGCAGTGACCCCACGGGTCATAGCGCGTATGAGACGGTCATGCCGAACGCGTTCGTGCCCTGCGTGCCGCCCTGGTTGTTGTAGGTCATGGTGCCGTTGGCGTTCACGTTGATGGTCTTCTGGTTGGCCCCGTCGCGTCCGCCGTAGGAGAAGTTCAAGTCCATCGGGGGACTCCATCCTTCGGGCAGAGTGCCGAACGTGCCGCTGTTCCAGGAGCCGGAGGCCGACGACTTCCAGTCGATGCGCAACGTGACGAGCGAGCCGCGACGATAGCCCTTGACGGTACCGTAAGTGGAGTCAATCAGCGTCAGCACTTCGGTCTGGGTTAGGGAATCCCACAAAGCCCCCTTCGGCGTGAACAAGCGTACCGGCGTGCCGACCGTGATGCCGTCGAGCGGGATACGCCACAACGGCATGTATGCGTCAACCGCGCCGGACAGTATCTTCCCTGACGGAATGGTCGGGTCAGCGGCAGTCGTCGCATTCGGCGACCCCTTCAACACGACCAACTCCACCTTTTCCACGCCGGTCGAGGAATCACGATGGTAGTGCGCGCAAATGATGTCATTGCGTTTCATGCCCTGCGATCCGTTGGAGATCGTCACCGATTCCGCCGCCGTGATATGCCAGTCCAAGCCCTGTATCGACGCGCAGCCCGTACCGATGGTGGCCCTGTTCGCACTGCCCATCGTGCACTTGAACACGTCACCCCAGTCGAACACCACGTCGGACTTCGAGAACTTGGCCTGATGGATGATCGCCTTGTCCTCGCTTGAAATATGCGCGCGTCCGGCCTTGCCGTCAACCAGTTCGATGGTCACTGTCCGACCTCCTTCAACCATGCTTCAAACGAAGCGTCATCCTGCTGCATGAACGTCATGAAAGACGTATTGCATTTGGAACACAATTCATAGATGTCGGGCGGCACATCATCCGCGATGCGGGTCGCCTTGCCAGCCGAATAGCGGCGCACGGTGAACCATTCACGCGCCTCAGTGTCACCAGCGGCGACATAAGCGGTCTTGCCGCACTTGTCGCACACGTACTTCGAGTAACCGTCAGATTTCACTAGCCTATCCTTTCAAACGTAAAACAGCCAAGCGAAGGCAACTGCCTCCACGTGCCGCCGAAATCAACGGAAGGGTTGACACCGGTCGTGTTCTGGACCACGTATCCGATTGGGAACACGACCCTCCCGGAAGCGCCGCCGCCGACATGCGCGCTGATGACACCATCCACGCTCACGATCGAGGAACCGTCCACCCTCACGCCACCAAGCACGTCCGTGGACGCCTTCGGCAGCGTGTAGGCGTTCGCGCCCCGTTCGACCGAAGCGAGCTTCGACCGCTCGTCATCGGTCATCATGCCCGACTTCGCACTGTCGGCCACGCTCTTGGCCGCATCGGCGACGTTCTTCGCATCCTCGGCGGTCTGATTCGCCTTGCCGATCTGCGCCGCGAAACCGGAAGCCGTCCTGTTCGCCGACTCGGCGACCTGCCTGACGGCATCCAAATCCTCGGAAGCGACCTCCGCGTTGATCGTGCCGCCTGAAATCGACAGGCCACGGCCAGCCGTCAAAGACACGCCACCACCAGTCGAACCCGAAGACGAAGAGGAACTCGTGTAATTCGAGTATTCCGTCTTCGAGGAAGCCGCGTCGCCAACCTCATACGATACGGACAGCAAGCCGCCGGACAGTTTCACGATCTTCTTCAACACGATGGCGGTAACCGTCAGACCAGTGACATGATCGCAGCCCGCAACCCTATCGCCCACATCAAGCGACAAGCCGTCATGCACAGTCACATCGACAGCGCCAGCGCCCTGCAAATCCTGCAACTGCTTCTTCGTCTGCTTGTCCAACTCGTCCTTCTCGGCGGACGAATAATCATAGACTGCGGCGATTTCGTCACGACCACCGAACGTGCGCGTATTGGACACCTTGCCGGAACCATCCGCATAATAGTGGACGACCAGACGATTCCTCAAATCACCCTTGCCCAAGCCGATCATATGGTTGGTACGCCGGTAATCCTTCGTGATGGAAAAATCAACCAGATCGGAATCAACCGTATCATTATGGTCAACAATCGGCTTGGCATACATCCATACAGTGCCGTCAACCTCCTGAAACATGAGTTTCAGATCATTCGCTGCCAACATCCTGCGGATGCCATCATACGCAGTGCAATACCGGTCGAACTGGAACGTTGGAATCGTTTTCGTGGAATCCGCGCGAACCTTGAACACGTCAGCCAAGCCGATACGGGCCAACAGGTTCGACAACACC